AAAGACTTAGATGGATGCCATTTATCTAAGATGGTATAACCAGCTTTACGCAGTTCTCCAACTCTAGTTGATAGTTTCATACCACCACCTGCGTTTAAAGCGTCTAGTGGGCTTATCCAGCGTTTCTTAGCTAGTTTTACAATGATTTCGTATTGAGTGGTCATGTTAAGTTCCTTTTCTGACATTCGTGAATAACGTGCTGAGGTATATCTATTGCATTTGGGTATGATACATATTTACAGTCGTACACCTTTTGGGAAGGTAGTTCTGCAAGATATATAACAAACCCACAAATAAAAGTTGATATAAAAAGGGCTGCTAGTTTCATTTAGTCGGCCCTCCTAATAATTTAGTTTCTAGTTCACGCAACTGATCTGACATTTCTTTTAGATGGGCATTTGTTTTATCTAGTTCAGTCATGGCTTTTTCAAACATAGACTTCCAATATTCTGCATCTTCAAGCATGAAGTTCTCCATTTTCAAAGTCTTGTTGAGCTTGTGCTTTTGCTAATTTCTCACGAGACTCAACTGAGATACACCATAACAAACGACCAAGTTTTTCAAAGTCTTTTGATTTTAAATAATCTTCAATAGACTCTGCTTGCTCAATCGTTGCAGAAAATACATCCTGGCTAAAGTTCTCAAACAATGTATGGTCGTAGTCAGCATTGTGATTGCATAATTCTTTTACACGATCATCGATTGCATCGTCAGCATAGCGTTCTGCTTCTGTATCTGTAGTCAACCAAGAGTCAAAAGATGTACCTGTTGACATAATGTTATATAAGCTCATTAGAATCCCCTTACAATAATCCAACAAACCAATGCTGGGCCAAATACTACAACTGCTCCGATAACTGCTTCGATAAGTGTTTGCATTTTATTCCCCTTGAACTTTAGCAATAATTTTTGGATTTGGTGCTTTAATTACAGTAGCTTTATATTCTGATCCATAAGCGTGAGGTAAAGCATTTGCAATCATGTCATTTGCTCTATCTTCTGTAATATTAAAACCATCTTCTACCCAATTTTCTGTAACTTCAAACTCTACAGTCCATTTAAATGTTTGCATTTTATTTTCCCTTTCAAATGCGTTAATGAATACAACAACTACAGAATAATTAAGTTTTGTTAATAATACAAGTAGGTAGATTCCCTAAGTGCAAAAATACAACATAGGAAGTCAGGGATAGGCACGTATGGGGAAAAAGGGAGTAAACCCCCCTACCCCTGACTGAGATTGTTCTTTAATTGGAAATATTTTAATAAACATTGAAACATTTTCCATCCTTTTTGTAAATCATCTTGGTCTATTTCATGGATTTGTGTTTCATCTTCGCTAACAAATACAATGGCACAACGAGCATCTGGCATATTAAATCCATGTGCATACGCAGAAAGTTGTAAAATATGTTCATCATAAACGGCAGCGTTTTTAAGGGATTCCTTTGTCTTAAAATCTACAACAATTCCCTCCTCGCTGTACAAGTCGCACTTACCTGCGTAACCTGATGGGTGAGCAAACGACTTTTCACAATTCCAAAACTGATCACCAAAATGCTCTCTGAGTGCCGTTTCAGTTCTATGTGTATACATTGGGTACTCAGGCAAATATACTTGCGTAAAATATGCCTCTAATACGCTGTGCATAGCCGTACCTCTTGCCATAGCATCTTTGCCTGTACTACGAGAGTCTTCCGTAACTCGCTTTAACCAATCGGCTTCTGGTTCGTTTTCTCCACGAGGTAAGGTAAGACTAGCTAATAAAACTTGTTCTTGCTTCCAACGGTCAAGACCAGGCTTAGACAAGACATTGATAATAGTTGTAACACTTGGCAGCAATCCCTCTTTTTTTGCATCTGCAAGCGTTGTATTGCGTACATTACCATTTTTGGCAATCCGTGTATAACTAGGTTGGCCATCGGCTGTATACCAATGAGCTGTATTACTTTCTGCTGTGATGATCATATTTTCCCTTTATGATATTTTAAAATTGTTTCTTAAATTACACAAAAACATTAACAAACCACACATTTATACAAAATTCATGAATACCGAACGGTAAACTTTTTCGTACATTAACATACTTTTTGATACAAAATTACCCATCGGTAAACTTTTTAATACAAATCTACACTTTTACTACCTTTTTTTAGGGTTTGTGTACACTTTTATGCACGTTCACTCGCTTTCTTTAATATTGTTCTTGCAAAATCATACAAATCTTCATTCGTAGGTTTTTCAACAACATCCATAATTAAATTATCTATTTCTTCATCGGTTAGTTCACGCATTCTTTTATACTCAACACCTTTCCAATAACCAGTTGCGTAAATTGCAGATTCTCGATCTTCAGTCATTGCTGCACCTTTTTAATAAACACAATTGGCTCTGTATGCTCACCACACCAGTCATCAGGAGCTTTATTTTGTGATTGTGGAAACCTACGACAGATACCCATTGCGTCAAATCCTTTAGGACTATACCAATACTTGCAAGTCTTACATTGGTTCATTTCTTTCCCTTTAAAGTGAACACTATCCCTTCATGCAAGTGCATGAAATTTTAATAAAGTTAATAATCTTTACGAATAGACGATTTTTTCTGACAGTTCAGAAGTACGTTGTATTACTTGATTAACAAATCTGTTAAGTCCGACTTGATCAAATTGATACACAGTACGTTCTTCATCTACACCAAACAACAGCGTAAACGTGTCAGAATTATTCTTCGCATATTCACGAATCATATTATCCATAACTTCCTCAGAACGGTAAATCCTCTGGAATATCACCTAATGACTTAGAGGCATAATTACTTATTTCTCCAATGTCAACAGATGGGTTCTTTACTTCTTTACTACCCAACAACTGCAAACTACTCGCTACAATGTTTACTGCATACTTTTCTACACCAGACTTATCTGTGTATTTATTTGTTTTGATCTTGCCCTCAATATATAACTGAGTGCCTTTAGTTACCAATTTAGATGCAATTTCTGATAACTTACCAAAGCAACTAATGTTGTGCCATTCAGTTTGTTCTGACAAATTGCCACTCTTGTCTTTGTATTTTTCAGAAGTTGCCAAGCTAAAACTGGTGACACCTGTGCCATCTTGAAACGCACGAGTCTCAGGATTTTTACCTACATGGCCTATTAAAGTTACACGATTAACCGACATTTGTTTCTCCTAATTTCTTTTCTAGTAATGCAATTGCATTAATGGCTTGATTTCTGTCTAAAAGCGACACAGAGGGTTTTCTAAAGTAAGCAAGTAACTTAGCCCCATCTGACTGTGTTTGTTCAATTAAAGCGTTGATAGAGGCTATCTGTTGGGCAGTCGCAGCCACAGGCTTTTCTTCTTCTACGTCAGGCAAATCTTCACCAGCGTAAATATATAATCCAAGACCATGTAAGGCGATTGCTTTAGCCAAACATCGTTGCATCGCAGTATTAACTGCAAATGCGTCAGGGTTAGGCATAGCTTTGTTTTGGTTATTCATCACAGGCAATTGAGCAGTCATATCTTTACCAAATGCCGTAACTGTACAAAACACCATTAATGTGTCACCAAATGCCATTGGCTGATCGTATCTCCATGTTGCTGATGGATCGAGCTGAAGTAACTGATCAACAGCCCAAGCCCAAGACAAATAAGTAAAACGACCTTTCTTTTCAGTATTCTCGTTTACGTTAATTTTCCGTAGTTCTAAGTAATTGTTCATATTAATGTCCCATATACTGAACAAATGCAGAACGTGGCAGACCTGTTTCAAACCAAATGACTTGTTTATCTTCTTCTGTCATTGTTCCGTATTCCATACGTTCTAATGCTTCTAATAAACGCATTTGACGTTCTTCTTGCATTACTCTCATTTCTTGCATTTCATCATCAATATCACTTGTATCAATCATAGTTTTCTCCCTTTAAGTAACTATGTTGTTATATTAACAAAAATTAATATATCTTGCAACAAGTGTTGTAAAATAAACAAAAATAAATTAAGATAACTTTATGCAAACTACAACAAACAAATTTAAATGGAATGATTCCATATTAATTGACCTTCTTGGTGGCACGAATGAAGTGGCTAAATTATGTAACGTAGCACCTCCAGCTGTAACACAATGGAGACATCGAGGTTTACCACATGGGCAATTAGTATTCT